CAGAGCAGACACCTCCTCGTTGAGCCTGCTCCCTAATACCCGCCGCCGCTGACCCCTCACGGGACACTCGGAAAAGCGAAGGGAGCAGAAAAACCATCAGTTTCGACTGATACCAACTCAACCCAATCAACCCAATCAACCCAATCAACCAAGGAGGCCAAAATGGCTAACAATGTTCTGACCACTATCCCGAATCACTACACGACCCAGTTCGACGCGAACTGGAAACACCTCGTTCAACAAAAAAATTCCCGGCTGAAAGAATATGTCACCGTGGATTCCATCGAGGGTAAGGAGAAATCCTACAACACGATTGACACCGCAACGATGGCTGAAATCGTGGACCGCTCGGTGACAACCCGTATCACCGATCAAACCTTCGCCAAACGCTGGGTTCGCACAAAGGAATACGACACCGCAAAACTTCTCGACGAATGGGACGAGGCCAAGCTCGGCGAAGTCGTCCTGCCAACAAGCCCCATCGTCCAATCCCACGGTGCAGCTTATGCCCGCACTTGTGACACCGTCATTATCTCAGCCCTCGGCGGAGATTCCATGACAGGCACAACCGGCCTCACCGCAGTTCCGTTGCCTGCTGGCCAAAAGGTCGCTGTCAACATGGTGGAAAGCGGAACCGCTGTAAATTCCGGCCTCACCATCGCCAAGCTCCGCCGCGCCAAGTTCATTCTCGACGCCGCTGAAGTGGACGAGGAAGAGGAGCGCATCATTGTGGTTTCGGCTCGCCAACTTCAAGACTTGCTCCGCACGACTGAAGTGACCAGCGCCGACTACAACACGGTTCGCGCCTTGGTGGACGGAAATGTGAACACCTTCATGGGTTTCAAATTCCGCCGCACCCAACTCCTTGGCCTCGCCTCAACGGTTCGCTCCTGCTTCGCCTATGTGAAGAGTGGCATCGTTCTCGCGGAGCGTGGACTGAAAACCTACATGGATGTCCGCACGGACCTCTCGCACTCCCTTCAAATCCGTTCCGTGGCCAGCCTCGGTGCTGTCCGTATGGAAGAGAAGAAGGTCGTCGAGATCGCCTGCGACGAAGCCTAATTCCCGCACCCCGCTGGCAGACCGGGAAATGTCTGCCGCCCATTTTTTCAATCTGTGATCTGACCGCTGCTCAATGACAGACATCCAAATCTGCAACCTCGCTCTCGCCCGCCTCGGTGATTCCCGCATCACCGCACTCACGGACGCGACCGCTCAGGCTCAGTATTGTTCTCTGTTCTACACGCAGACGGTCGAGGAACTCCAAGCCGAGTTCGATTGGCAATTCTGCCGCAAGCAAGTGAATCTCACCAGCGGCACGGCCCCGATTTCTGGCTACTCCGTTCAATACACTCTGCCCACAGATTTCCTGCGGGCGCTTCGTTTTGGGAATGTCGATTCCAACGAAAACTTTGGCGTGTGGGAAATCATCGCCGACAAAATCCACACCAACCTCTCTTCCCCGGTCGCGCTCGATTACATCGCGTCCGTGACCGATCCGGCAAAATTCCCGGCGTTGTTCGTGGAATTACTGACGATCAAATTAGCCGGACTCCTCGCCATGCCGCTGACCGGCTCGAAAGACCTTTTCGGCCAAATGGCGGAAATCTTTGGCGCGACCATGCAGAAGCCCGGACTTCGCGTTCTTCTCATCAACACGCAAGCCCCGAAGACCACCACCTCGGCGGCTAATACCGTTTCCGAGATTTGCCGACAAGCCATCCTCCGGGTCGGCCCATTGGAAGCCTTCAAGCCTTACGGCGAACCCATGGTCATCGCCCAATCTCTCTACGAGCAAACCCGCGACGAACTTCTCGCCGATTTCGAGTGGTCGTTTGCCCGCTCGCAAGTCTCGGTGGCGAAGGATGCCGCCAACCCGGCCTCGGGCTATGCCTTCCGCTACGCGATCCCCACAGGCACCGGGCAAATTCTGCGAATCAACAACCTCGACGATAGCGAGAATAGCGGCAAATGGGAGGTGATCGGTGGCCATGTCCACACCGACTTGCCGACCCCCATCATCATGGACATCACTACCAAAATCACGGATGTCGCAAAGTATCCCCCGATCTTTGTGCAACTCCTCACCACAACCCTCGCACTCAAATTGTGCGGCATCATTGAATCCAAATGAAATACGAATCACTTTTCCAAGAACTCCAATTCCTCATGGCGAAACCAGCTTTGCTGGAGTCCATCGAGACGGTCGCTAATTTTACTGGCACTCTCACCGCCACCGCCTCGGAACTTATTCGCCAAGCGATCCTTCGGGTTGGCAATGCCGAAACCTACAAAAACCAAGGCCAACCGTTTGTGTTTGCCGCCAAGTTTTACCAACCCACGATCTTGGAAATCCTTTCGGAATTCGATTGGCGGTTTGCCCGCCATCAATCCGGGGGAGTCGTCAAGGATGCCGCGAACCCGGTGACCGGCTACGATTTCAGATACGCCGTTCCCACCGGATCGTTGAAAATCATGCGAATCAACGGCATCGATTCTGCCGAGAATTTTGGGACATGGGAGGTCGTAGGTGGGTTTATTCACACCAACCTCATCTCGCCTATCGCAATCGATTACATCGCCGCGCCCGCGACAGACACCACTTACCCCGCCATTTTCAAAGAAATGGTCGTCGTTCGCATGGCTTACAAACTCGCGATGGCCATGGGATTAGCCGGACAAGCCGAGGCCGCGATAAAAGAAATGGAAGCTCTGGCAGTGCGTCCCTCCTTGCAACGCGAAATCGAATCCATTGCCGATTCCATGGCTCCCAACACGATTTCCACACGGACGCAGATTTCCAAGCAGGCGATCATGCGGCTGGGGTCTACCGAGACATTGATCAAGCAACCTATGGTCTTTGCCAATTCGTTCTACGATCAAACCTTGGAAGAGATTCTTTCCGATGTCCCGTGGGCGTTTGCCAAGAAACAGGCAAGCATCACCGCCGAAACCACCGCCCCAAGTCTAGGGTTTGGACGCCGCTATGCGCTGCCTCTCGATTTTATTCACCTTGTCCGGGCAGAAAATATCGATACCTCGGAGAATTTCGGCCAATGGGAAATCGTTGGCGGGTTCCTTCATTCGGACCTTGGAACACCATCCGGAGTTGCTGTCGGTGAAAAAATCAGATTCACCAACCTGCCAGCAAATTCCAATGTCAATACGACCGATACTTACATCGTTCTATCCAACCCCACGGCCAATACTTTCACGATCAGCACACTAACCGGCGGATCGTTGGGGATAGCCAACACATCAATCACAGCAAACACATCGCAAGTTGTTGTTCTTAGCACAAATGGCTCTTTCACCTTGTCAGCTTTGGCAAGTGGAACCTTCACTTATATTGGGGCTGCGGCGGGCGCAGCAGTCAAGATCGACTACACTTTCAAGCAGACCGATGTCACCAAATTCCCTGCGCCTTTTACCGAGGCGCTGATTGCCCGACTCGCCAGCAAAATCGCCATGCCGCTCACGCAAAAGGGCGACATCGCCTCGGCCATGGCAACCATCGCCGTCGAGACAATGATGCGCCCCAGCATCCGAATCCTCATCGAGAAATCCGCCAAACCCCGCGCCACCACCGCTGCCAACACGGTTTCCGAAATCTGCCGCCAAGCCATCCTGCGCGTGGGCAGTGCCGATTCGTTCAAACCCTACGGCGAACCGATGGCACTCGCCACCAGCCTCTACGATCAGACCCGCAACGAGGTGCTGTCCGACTACGATTGGCAGTTCGCCCGGACGCAGACCACCATCACCGCCGATGCCGCCGCTCCTGCGTTTGGATACCTCCGACGCTACGCCCTCCCAACCGGCACACTCAAGGTGCTTCGCATCAATGGCGTGGACGAGGACGAGAATTTCGGAAAGTGGGAAATCGTCTCGGGCTTTATCCACACAAACGAAGTCTCGCCGATTCAAGTGGAAACTATTGGCATCGTTACGGATGTCAGCAAATACCCGCCAGTTTTCCTCAATGTGCTGATCGTCACCTTAGCCATGAAGTTGGCGCAACTTCTGGAAATGGGTTCTCCGCAAGCGATGCCTGCTAAAAAATGAAAGAGCAGTTCTTCCAAGAACTTCAATACCTAGTCTCTCAACCGGCGCTGAAGTCGGCGGTTGAGAGCAGGGCGGCATTCCGCCCAGCCGTCTCGATTTCCGAAGACGAACTTTGCCGGCAAGCAATCCTCCGCATCGGCACCGGCGAGCAGTTCACTTCCAGCAGCCACGCCCTCCTCCTCGCCAAATCCCTCTACCCGCAAGTCCGCGATGCCCTCCTTCTCGCCGGATCGTGGACATGGGCGATGAAGGCCACCACGGTCACCGAAACCCTCCCGCGCCCGGAATACAAGTGGGCCTACCGCTACGCGATCCCGTCCGACTGCTTGCGCGTCTTCCGGGTCAACGACTACGACTACTCGACCGGCGATTCGGCATGGGAGGTCGCTGGGAATTTCGTCCTCACCAATGCCGATTCCGGCTCGCCCGCATGGGTCACCGGACGCACCTACGAGGTCGGCAATGCGGTTTCCAACAACGGCGCGGTTTACCGCTGCCTGGTTGCCGGTTCGACCAAGCAACCCGGCGTGTCCGCCAGTTGGACGACCGATTGGGATGTGTGGCTCGGCACGGCGATCACGCTGGAATATGTCAAGAAAGTGACCGAGGTCACCCTCTTCGACTCCTTATTCATAGACTTACTCACGGCCAACCTCGCCTCCAAGCTCGCCGTCCCGCTGACCGGCGATGCCAACAAAGCCGCGCTCCTCGCGAAGGAAACCGAACTCCTCGGCAAAAGCCCTGCCATGCGCCGGGACTCCACCGAGCGCAAAGGCCGGATCAAGCCTGCGTGGATGTCCAGCAAGCTCGTCTCCTCTCGCAATGGCGGCGATGGGGTCGATGCCGCGCAAGTCAGCGGAGGCGGTCCCGCAGGCGGCGTTAGCTACCCTTCGCTCCTCATCCAAGTCGGGGATGTCACCGCAGTTCCCGGCACCACCCCGCCCTTTGTCACCAACACCGGCGCAGGCAGCACCGCCGTCCTCAATTTCGGTCTCCCCCAAGCAAGCCTCCTTTCATCGGCAAAAACCACGCTCACCGGCAACGGCACGCTCCGCACCTTCTCGATCTCCGGCCTCAAGTCCAGCGACCCAAACCATGTCATGGTCGCCATCAACGGCGTCGTGCAGGAACCCACCACCGACTACCTCGTCAACCAAGGCGCAGGCACGATCACTTTCACCACCGCGATCCCGAACGGCGCGAAAATCGTCGTCGTCGCCCTCGGCCTTTACTCGGCCACTACGCAGCGCGACCCGGACAACTACCTCCACTCCTTCGCCCTCAACACCGCAGGCACCTTCAGCTACTACGGACTGCTCCTCAATTCCGACATCCCCACCACTGGCTCCGCCGCCGCCGTGGCGAAGTGGATCATCACCCGTTCCGCCCTTTCCGCCAACGGAACCGTCACTGCCACCGCCAAGGCGACCAATGTCGCGTGGACCAACCGGGAGACCGCCACCTACGCATGACGACCATCACCGAGACCAACATCACCCAGCAACTGGACCTCTCCCAGTTCACGATTGTCCTGCCCGATGACAGCGTCAAGCAACTCGTCATCTACCCCTCCCGGGCCGATTTTCCTCAACCCGGCAAAGAGGCCCGCATCTACCTCGCGCAGGATAGCGGATCGCTTTGGCTTTGGAATGGCAGCACTTACCAGCAAGCCGCCGATCTCCCCGCGACCTTTTCCGATACGCCGCCCGCACACCCCTACATCGGGCAGCGATGGACACACACTTTTGACCTCACCACCTACGAATGGTTCGGAGGAAGTTGGGTCGAAAAACCAACCAACAACTAGAAAACACTACTACCATGGCAGCTATCTCCTTCCCGGCCTCACCGGCCCTCAATGACATCCACTCCGTCGGTTCCCGTTCGTGGAAATACAACGGCACCGCTTGGAAACTCGTCCCTCGCACAACCGATGCGGTTGTCGAAGGTTCCAACAACCTCTACTACACCAACGCCCGCGTGGCCTCGGCCCCAGCCGTCACCGCTTTGGAATCCCGCGCAGGCGCGATTGAGAGCGACATCACCGCCATCGAGTCGGCAGCGACCAGCTTGACCACCCGTGTCGGCACCGCCGAGGGAGAAATTGATTCTCTCCAATCCGGCCTCTCCACCGCGCAAAGCGGCATCACCGCGCTCAATGTTCGCGTGGACGATGTTCTTTCCAATGTCGATGGCACCGCCCTCGATTCGCTCTCGGAAATCGTCACAGCTTTCCAAGCTGCGGATTCCAACCTCAACGGAGCCATTTCCAGCCTCGCTGGTGCCGCCTCCACGAACCTCGCCAATGCCGTCTCCTCGCTGGAAGCCGCCGATGCCGATTTGGCCTCGGACATTTCCGGCCTCGACGCCCGCCTCGACACGGCGGAGGGCGAAATCAACACGCTCCAGAGCGACCTCGACGCCGCCGAATCCGCCGCCAGCACTTTGGCCGGTCGGGTAACCAGCGCCGAAGGGGACATCGATTCGCTGGAAGGCCGCGCCTCCTCCTTGGAAGGCGGACTATCCACCGCGCAGTCGAACATCTCCGCCCTCGAAAGCGGCAAGCAAATCAAGGATGTCGTCTCCACCACGGCCCCCAGCCACACCGCTGGTCTCCGCTGGATCGACCCCACCGACATGACCGAATACCTCTCCTACAACGGAGCGTGGGTCGAAATCGACAAGCAGTAAAAAACCATGTCCGCCCTCGCGTTTCCATCCACCCCGTCGGTCAACGACACCTTCACTTCCGGCAATCGGAAGTGGAAGTGGACGGGAGCGCGTTGGCAGGTCATGCCAGTCACCATCCCGGCCTCTCGCCTCTCTGGCGAGGGGGCGGAGATGGGCGACATCCTCGTCTTCGACGGCGAGGCGTGGTCACCCGTCCCTCTCACCGAGGGCGGTTCCACCATCGCCCGCGCCGATTGGGACTCCCCCTACCACTACTACGGCATTGCCCCCACCGGCACCGCCGAAGCCTCCACCGGCTGGACGATCACCCGCATCACCACCGATGCCGATGGGTCGGTCACGGCCACCCAAGCCGCAGTCGGCGCGTGGTCCTCCAAAGAGTCCCTCCAATTTTCCTAAACCTCAAAAAATCCAAACACCATGAACGCTACCAACCCAATCGAAATCGACGGCAAAACATACCCGAACTTCTCACTCAACCTTGCCATTACCGGATTCTACAAAGCCGACGGCTCGCAAGACGCATCCATCGCAATGCGCTTAATTCCCACACGGGTGGAGAATGAAGTAGTCGAAACCGCCGACTCCGCAGCCTTCGGTCTCCTGCGCGGTAGTTTCTCCGAGATCGCCGACCCCGCAGAGCAAGCCGCCGTTGCTGCGATTCAGTCAGCGTTGCAATCCTACATCACCGCGAAAGGACTTTAAGTCATGGCTACCTATTACGCCCGTAAAGCTGGAAACATCAACGCCGTAGATGTATGGGCGACCACGCCCAGCGGCACAGCCAGCAACCTATTCCCAACATTCACATCCTCCGATGTATTGATGTCAAACAGCTTTGCCATCACCGTCAATGTCAGCACAACGGTGGCTGAAGTCCGCAACGACACAACGGGAGGGGCAACTCTTGGAGGCGCATTCACTCTATCCGATGGTGTGACTTTGACCGCAAACATGATTCAAGGGCAAGTTACTGGTGGCGCGGCAATTGTTACTTATGCGGGGTCATTCCCTAATTCGGCATCAATCGTCGGGAACGCCTCAAGCGTAAATGCATCGGGAAATGCAAATGTTATCCAATTTACAGGATCGGGAACTTTGAATTTTACGGGCAATTTAACTGGAGATGCATCATCTGCGGGAACCAGTAATTCTACTCTGCTTGTAAGCGGTTCTGGAGTTTTAAATTTTAACGGAAACACCACAGGTGGCAGCGGAAGCACTACTGCCGGTGCTGGAATACACATATCAAGCTCCACAGCAACTATAAATGTTAATGGGAATTGCTTTGGAGGCACAGGAATTGCACCCGGCGTAAGAAATGCAGGTGCAGCGACCGTCAACATCAACGGCATAGCCGCCGGATCGCCAGCAACCGGCACGGGAGCAGGAGTGTTAAATTCATCCACGGGAATTGTTAATTTAAAACGCGCAAGAGGAAATGCCTACGGTCCCGGCAACTCTTCGGGAATAGCGGCTGCTGTTGGAGCCGCAAACTCCGGCCTCGGTGTGATTCAAATTGAAGAACTCGAATTCGGCACAAATGGAATGTCTCCAGTCAGCGGCACAGGCATCCGTCTCAAAAAACTCGGCAGCAATGTCGCCGTCTTCAACTACTGCGATACAGCAGGCGCGAAAACTCTCATCGACGCCTCGTCGAACGCAGCCATGCCAGCCGCCAGCAATGTGCGCAGCGGCGTGAGCTACGCATCGGGCGCTTTGACCGGCACATGTGCAGTCCCAGCCGCAGGCTCGGTCGCCCTCGGCGTCCCCGTGGACAACACTGCCGGCACTGCCGTGCTAACCCCAGCCGCCGTCTGGAGCCACGCCACCCGCACCATCACCGGCGGGCTTGTCGATACCGCGACAACATTGACCAACGCGCCCACCGTCCCCACCGCCAGCCAGATTGCCTCACAGGTCAGAACCGAGTTATCGAGCGAACTCTCGAAAATATCAGCCCTCAACACGACTCGACTCGGCCAAGTCACGACCACGGAAATCCTCGGCAACCTGCTTGCCCAAGCCAACAGCTAATGAACGGCGACCAACTCAAATCCGCAGCCACCGGCCTCGTCGGCAGCGCCACCTCCATCGGTGCGGCGGTGTATTCCATGCTCCCTCACTTGGAAGCGTGGATGCGCCTCGCGTCCGTGGCGGTCGGCCTCGCGGTCGGCATCGTCACGCTCATCAAAATCCTCCGCGACCTCCGCAAATAACCCATGCCGAAGTTCGATTTCTACCCATCGTTCAATGCCGGCGAGGTCAGCCCGCTGATCGACGCCCGCACCTCGCTGGAGAAATACCGCAGCGCCTGCCGGACGCTGGAGAACTTCCAAATCCTCCCCTACGGCGGCGTCATCCGCCGCCCGGGGACGCAATTCCTTGGCACGACAAAATTTGTCACGGTTGGCGAAGTTCGTTTGATTGGGTTCAACTTCAGCACCACCACCCGCTTCATCATCGAAATGGGCGTGGGCTACATGAGATTCTGGAACCCCGCCACGGGAGCCTTGCAGACCAACACCTCGGGCGGGACTTTGGAAGTCACTCATCCTTATGCGGGAGCCGATCTGCGCGAAATTCAATATGTCCAGATCAACGACATCATGTATTTCGCGCATGAAAACTACCCGCCGCGCAAGCTCTCGCGCCTCGCCGACAACAATTGGACTTTCGCGGAGGTCATTTGGGACTTCCCGCCACAACTGCAACGGAACAGCACCGACACCACGATTTCTTCCAGCAGCAATCAAGGCACCGTGACGCTCACCGCAAGCGATCCAATTTTCAAATCCGGTCATGTGAACACCCGCTGGGATTTGAAATGGAAGCGACTCACTGCGTTTAAAGAATACACAATCAACGCCGTGGGCGTGAGTAACTCCCTCGATACCATTGGAGCGTGGGATTTCAGCACCAGCGGTATCTGGAACGCCACCCTCCGCCTCATGCGGATACCTAACGAAGTGTGGAAAAAAGGCCCGATCAAAAAAAGTTTCACCCGGTCTGGAACGACTGCCACGATTTCCCATACCGACCACGGCTACCAAACAGGCGACTTCGTTCACATCGTCAGCGGATCGCCTTTGGCTACGACCATTCCGTATTCGATCACGGTCACAAACGACAATGCATACACAATTACGGTGGCAAATTCCGGCGGCACCTCTGGCACCGCTGAAATTGAAAACCTTTCACAGATGGAGGTCGTCCGGGAATACGATGTCGCTGCCGACAAAAATATTCTTGCCAGCGGAAATGAGGCCGACCGATGCGGACTAAAAATTTGGGTTAGCGCCCACACCAACCCGATTGCCAACGGGCAAGAAGTCCAATTCACCCTGCTCCCTTCGACCAGCGCACTAAAATCTTCAGACACTTACACGGTAAAAAATGTCAGCGGCAACACATTTCAAATCCAAAATTTAAACAATTCCAATATTTCCGTCGCAGACAACGGAATTTACGCGGGAGAGACAGCAGTCGTTATTAAATCGGGAGTCGTGAGCGTTTCTTTGCTGACTTTGAGCGGTTTAAGTAACGGAACTTTTACCTACACTCTCGACACAAAAGCCCGCGCCATTTTAACTAACTCAAACTATACAACAGGCGGCATTGTCAAAATCAACTCGGTAGCAACCAATGGACTAACCGCATCAGCAACCGTGGTGGAATGGCTTGGAGCGGATTCGCTCGGTAATAAAAAAACAACCCTTTGGACCGAGCCGGGGTTTTCTGGACAAACTGGATACCCAAGGGCAGTCGCCATGCATGAGCAACGCCTTTGCTATGGAGGCACATCCACCCAGCCAAATACGATTTGGTGCAGCGCCATCGACGACTTCGAGAACTTCCAGGCCGGATCAACCGCCGCTGATGCCGTGCAATTCACCCTTGCCGCCTCCGAAGGGAACCGCATCAACTGGATGTATAGCCAAAGCCAACTCCTCATCGGCACCTCGGGCGACGAGTGGACTATCGGCAGCGCCGATTCCACGCAAGCACTCTCGGCCACCAATGTGCAAGCCAGCCGCCAGTCTTCCTACGGCAGCAAATACATGCGGGCCGCGCTCGTCAACGATGTCCTCCTCTTCGTCCAGCGCAACGGACGCAAGGTTCGCGAACTCGTCTACGAACTCAACAAAGACGGATGGGTCGCGCCGGATTTGACCCTCCTCGCCGAACACATCACCAATGGCGAGATCGTGGACATCGCCTACCAGCAGCAGCCCGATGCCGTGCTGTGGTGCGTGCGCGGTGATGGCACGCTCATCGCCATGACCTACGAGCGGGACCAGAAGGTTGTCGGCTGGCATCGCCATGTCATTGCCGACAATGCCGATGTTGAGTCGGTCGCCACCATCTACGGCAACGGAACGGAGGACGAAGTCTGGATGGTCGTCAAGCGCACCTTGCCGGGGAATACAACCTACCGCACCATCGAGCGGTTCCCGCTCCTCTGGAGAACCCACCTCGACAACCAGACATCGGCCTCATGGCGCTACCTCGATGGCCATGTGTATTTCCCATCTGGAGCAGCCAATCGCATGATATCCGGCCTTGCTCATTTAGATGGCAAGACCGTCACCGTTGTGCAAGGAAACACAATCTCGTATCAATTGGTCTCGGGCGATTGGATCAATGTCCCATCGACCGCCGCAGGCTATGTCGGCCTGCCCTACACCTCCACGCTACGCCCGATGAAACTCGATGCCGATTTCGAGGACGGCACTGCGCAGTCGCGCAAGAAGCGCATCCACCAAGTCGTCGTCCGCACCCTCAAATCCAGAGGCGGCGAAGTTCGCACAAATAATGGAACATGGTATGCTCTCGCCCCGACGACCACCACGGGTGACCAAAAGATCATCCTCGGCGGAGCGTTCGGCATCGACGCCGATGTCGATGTCCGCCAGAACGAACCTTACCCAATGTGCATCATCTCGATCCTCCCCAAGTGGGACGCTTACGGCAATGAGTGAGATCACCATCCGCCACTACGAACCGACCGACTACGAGATGCTCTCGGAGTGGTGGCATGCCCACGGCAAGCACCGCCGCCCGGAGCCGATGCTCCCGAAATGCGGAGTCGTCTGCGAGATCGACGGCAAGCCGGTCTCCGCCCTCTTCCTCCACATGGACAACTCCTGCGGGATGTGTCTAGCAGACCATGCCGTGAGCGCCCCCGGCCTTTCCTTGAAAACCGCGATGCTCGCTTTCAAACATTGCGTGGCTTGCCTCAAAAAAATCGCCAAGGATTTCGGCTACCACACGATGGCGGTCTTCACATACCCCGGCATAGCCCGGGTGCTGGAGCGGCAGGGGTTCCGCGAAGCCAATCGCGACCAAGTTTTTCTTATGACACCAACTGAGGAGGTTTCTAATGGCTGACGGGGGGTTAACAACAATGTTGGTAATATCTGCGCTGGCCACCGCCGCCTCGACCGGCATCGCGATGTATTCGGCCAGCGAGCAAAGCAAGTCGCAAGCCGCGATTGCCGAATACAACCGCATCCAGAACGAGCAAAATGCCGCATGGCAGCGCATGGCAGCGGAGCGGGCCGCGCAGGCGGATCAGTTCAATTCGCAGATGTCCATGTTCAACGCGCAGTCGCAGGCCGACCAGGCGAACATGAACAATGTCCTTGTTCAGCAGCAATCCCAGCAACTCCGCGCCCAAGCCGATGGCGAGGATCGCCAAGCCCGCGAGCAGGCCGACCGCATCCGCGCCGAGAAGGCCCGCATCCTCGGACTCCAACGCTCCCAATACGCCGCCGGGGGCGTGACCACCGAGGGATCGCCTCTTGCAGTTTTGGCTGATACCGCCAATATTTACGAAATGCAGGTCGCCGATGCCAAACTCCTAGCCAATCTCTCCTCGGAGAAAAAACGCTACGAGGCCGGGATGAACGAACTCGTCGGCGACTTCAATTTGAATTCCGACCTCTTCGCCTCGGCGATGAACAAAAAAGCCGCGCAGATCAGTTTCAATGATGCCCAGTTCGCCGAGAAAGCCGCAGGAGCAGGTTACCGAATCAATATGCGCCAAGCCGCCATCGAGCAAATGTCCGGCAACGCCACCGCCCGCGCCACCGCGATGGGTGGATACACCGCGCTCGCCAGCGGGATCGGTTCCGCCGCCAACACCGGAATGACCTACTACGGCTACAAGGGGTCTACCACCAAACAAGGAGCAATAGGCTAATGCCCGCCATCCGACTCGCCGACATCCCCAACGCAGGCCCGCAAGCCCTCGGGCCATCGACCGGCATCCTTTCCCCGCAAGCCGCGCAACTTGGCCGCGCCGCCATGATCGACCCCAGCGGAATGCGAAACGCCGCGCAGTCGATGCTCACCCAAACTCTGGAACTCGATGCTTTCTCCCAAGAAGCCCGCGCCATGGGCAAATTCGCCGACTCCATCGGCGGGCTGGGCGATGTCGCCATGAAGTGGGGCCAGAAATTCGCCGAGGCCAAGGACTACGCCGACATCAACCGCGCCGAGACACTCCTCGCGATTGCCTCTCAAAATCAAAAAGCCGACCAGGCAACTCTCCCGATGGAAAAGTGGGGCGACTCACTGGCACGGAACCAAGAGGAAACCAAAAAGGCGCTGGCCGAAATCAAATTCAGCAACAACGCCGCCGAGAAATTCAACCCGTATTTCGAGAACTGGACGCTCAAGTCTCAAGCCTCGATGCAGGCAGAAACCCGGATCAAGCAACTGGAACTTGCCAAGACCGACATCAAGGCCAACGCCCTCCGACTCGCCGCCGAGGGCAATTTTGAAGCCTCTCTCTCCGCTTTCAAGGGTGGGGTGGACAAAGGCGTTTTTACCCAAGAGGACTTCGATAAATTTGGAGCCGACATCCGCGACAACGAAATCCGCGCCGACGAGGCCATGCAGACTGACCGGATCACCGCTGATTTGATGACCGATTACACGGTCGCGAAGCAGAACCTCAACGAATATGTCAAGTCCGCCGGGAACGCGAAAGACGATGCCCGCATCAAGGGTGCCTACGGTGAAATGCCGATGAGCAAAGTCCGCCGCTTGATGGCGCAGGTCGATCAGCAAGGCCGGATCACCGAGGCGAACAACTACAACATCCTCGCCCAAGCGATTGATTCCAACACCCCGATCCGCGATGCCAACGGGAACGAAATCCTCATCACCGACAAGGACAAACTGGAATCGGCACTCTCGTCTTACAAGGTCACCGGCACGGAATCCAAGAAACGGCTGGAGCGGTTAATCAGCGACAATGTGCCGTATGATGCCAAGAAAATCTCCGAAGTGAATGCGCGGTTGGCAACCTACGACCCTTCGATTGACAACAACCTCGGCGAATTTGCGACCCTACAAAATGAAATCGCCGCCAATGTCCCAAAACAACTTCGCCCATTCCTCAACGACCGGCTTGCCCAAGCGGTCAAAAAATTCAACGCCGATGGGACTCTGAAATCACCAACCGAAAAATGGCAGGGAGACATAATTAACAATGTCCTCAATCTCGGAAAATCGGGTCTCCTCGGCGATCCCGGCACGGAAAAAACATCCTCCGGGATGTATGGAGAAAAGATCACCGATCCCGCCAAGAACAACGCCTACTGGTCGCGGGTCTATTCCATTCAAGAAGGGATGAGCGATTGGTTTGCAAACCCAGCCAACAAAGACAAGACCCCGGCAGATGCCATAAATTACAGGGACAGCCTCATCCAACCGCTGATCAACGAGTCGTCGAAGAACAATCGCAAAAACCAAACATCGAATCGCGGTAGCTATGTAGAGAGCATCAGCGCCGGAGCCTACGGAGCGCCAACCCCCAAGCCAACGCCGCCGCCATCCACCGATGCCATTCAAAAAGCCAAAGAGGCAAAAGACAAATCCCTCGGCAAGGTGACGAGCTACAACTTCCCGAACGATCCATATTCCGACACCAACTCGCGCAACCGCATCGGCGCATGGAACAATCGCCTCGACGAAAACTCCCTCGCCATCTCGCCCGACATCGAGCGCAAATTCAAAGCCGCCGGAATCGGCAAGGGCGATCCCGTGGAACTCACCCTCGCCGATGGGTCCACCGTGATCCGCACTTGGGACGACCGCACCATGCAGGACTCGCAAGCGATCAAGAAATTCGGCAAGCCACTCACCGGACGCTTCGATTTTCACTCTCCCGGCGGCAAACAAAAGAACGATGGCATGGCTGTCGTTTCCTTCCGCAAGGCACCTACTGCTTAAAGTATGACCCCACTCATCGACGACGAGACAGCGACACGCTTCTACAACGAAATCGACAACGCCCCGGAAGAGGATCGCCAGCAGATGGCCGATGCCCTCCTTGCTTGGGGCGAGGAAAAGCAAAGCAGGGAGCGGGAAGAGACCGACACCCATTTCTCAAAACTTTTCACAGACGAGAGCTACTACCAGCAAATCAACGACAACGATCCCGCGCTCTCCGAGGCGCTCGATCCCGAGGCAACCGCAAAAAGGGCCAGCATCCACGCCTACTTGGAACACCAACTTAACCGGCCCATCGATGCCGCAAACTTTGAACCGGAGCGCGATGCCTTCGCCATGCAGGCGTTCGGCCAGAAAAACCTTAACGACGGTCAACTCTTCGATTTCATCCGGGGAGATTACGATTGGCAGAAGCAACGCACCGAGGCGATCAACGACCTCCAGATGCAGTCCGTGGGCAAAGCGATTGCCGACTCTCAACTCGGCCAGACCCGCCCCTTCGTGGACGGCATGACCGAGGTCTTCAACCAGTGGCAGCAGAAATACCCGGAACTGGTGGACGGCAAGAATGACGCCGCCTTCCTCTCGCAGGGTTACAAGCTCTACTACGACACGATCAACGACCTCGACACCGTTCGTCCGCAGGCGTCCAAGGCGCTCTCCACGCTCACCTCGTTCACCCAAGGCAACGCCACCGACGAGGACATGCAAAGCCTCGCCAACGACTTCGTCGGCGCTCCCCCCGAAGACCGCCAGAAAATCTACAAATATGTGACCCTCGCCGCGCAAGCCGGTCAGATCGACCGCGCCGGGATCGAGCAGTTTGCCATCAACATGGGGCAAGCCTTCACCCGTGGGTTCGACTTCGTCCCGCAGGGAACGCTCCAGATTCAAGAAGCAGGCGTCAACGATGTGCTGCAAAAAGTAAAAAGCGGGCAAAAAGTCTTGGTGCCTCAAAATGGAGACATCACCAAGGCGACCGTTGCCGAGCAGACACCAAAAGCCCAAGTCCTCGGCCAAGCTCCCACGGTCGGAATGTTTGCCACCCCTCAAGACGGCTACCGCGAAGCCACACCCGAAGAGGCTGATCAATTTACCTCCTACGCCACAAATGCCATGGAGTCCTTCAAGGTCGTGCGTGAACTTCGCAATGTCGCCAAGACCGGCGTCGATCCCATCCGCCCCGTGCTGGAAGAGAAATCCTTCTGGGGAACCGCCGAGCGCGGAGCCTACGGTTTGTCTGGCAGCATCCCGCTCATGGGCGCGACCGCCGTCAACCCCTACCTCGGCGTCCTCGCCTACCAAGCGACCGAATACGACCGCATCATGCTGGAGAACCCGGAAATCAACCCGCAGTTCGCCCAAGGTCTCGCCCTAGTGGAAGGCGCGGCCAATGCCGCCATCGACCGGGTCCAGTTGAGCAGCCTCACCGGGCGACTCCCCATGTTTGGCCGCTACCTCGACCGCATCGCCAGCAATGGCGTCCGCCGCACCGTCAAGATCGGAGCCAATGTCGTGGAGCAGAACTTGCAGGAAGGCGCTCAAGACCTCATCGCCCCCGTGCTGGAGACCGCCGTCGCCGCCCTCCGCGAGGACATGCCCGACAAAGATTTTGGAAAACTGCTGAACGAATGGGGAGGTCAGCGGGCCGAAACTTTCTTCGCCACCCTCCCGCTCGCCCTCATCGGCGGTGGAGTCGCCACCTACCGCGACATCAAGAACCCTTCCGCCGAACTCAACGCCACCAAGCTCCGCATGGCAGGATTCGGGCAGGATCAAGTCACCTTCATCCAGCGAGCCGAGAATCCCGAGGAATACACCGCCCGCATCCAGATGGAGTGGGACAAACGCACTCCCGAAGCCATCGAGGCCGGACGGCAAGAAGTCATCGCCGAAATGCAGCAGGCCGCGACCCCCGGAGAAAACGATGCCAAACTCTCCGAGACGGTCGCCGAGGACGGCACACGCCGCTGGGTCGTCACCGCGCCGGACGGCAAGGAACTCCTACAGACCCAAGACCAGCAGGCTGCTCTGGATGCCGTGCGCCAGCACACCGAGACACAACTTTTAAACAAGCAGTTTGAGACCGCCTACGAGCCTCAAGAACTTCGGCAAATCATCAACGACCGGATCACTAATTGGAAATCGCAAGATTCCAATAACACGCTCGTCATGGAATCCGAAGGCATGAATGCCCAGCAAAAACTGGAGCAACTCCAAGCCGCAGGCAACGCATCGCAGATTCAAGAACTCCACAACCGCATCGCGAACTCCCATCTCAAAGACACGCCCTACGAGCAAATTAACATCCTCGGCGAAGCCAGCGTGGACGATGTCTCGGAGATGGTCTTCAAGTCACTCATCACGATCAACCCAAACACTCGCCCGGAAAACCTCCGCGAGGAAATCCACCACACGGCGGTCAAGGTCGCGATCAGAAATGGAAGCGTCACACTTGACACCTTGCGTGGGTGGCTCGACGCCACCGAAAAAGCCCTGCCAGGAACATTCCAAAACCTTGTCCGAGATTCGGAAGGCGACATCGTGGAATCGCTCGCCCAAGTCCAAGCCGCCTACGAGGACGGGAAAATCGACGCCAATGAGGCATCCGCTCTTCCGGCTTCGTTCATCGATTACATCAAAAACATGATGCGGACCTTTGCCGAGGTCTTGCGCCGAGCAGTCGCCCTGCGCGGAGCCTTTAAGGACGGCGCTCTCCCAGCGGAATACGAATCCTTCCTCGCCGAATCCGTGGGACTCAACCAGCAGACGATGGTGGACACCACCCGGGAGCGGGTCGGCGGCGAACTGGCACAAGGCACCTTCAACTACTCGGTTGGGCAACGAGTTTCGACTGATACCAACCCATACCCCATGGAGCAGAAGGGCAAGTGGTGGGCTAACGAGGATTTCGCGCAGCGTGGCGGGCAGATCGTGACCATGTCGCCCGACGAATTCCTTTCACAGGTCAGACCGCTGGAAGTGGACGAAGCCTCCCGCGACAACATCGACGACCTCAAAAACATGATGCAGAGCGGGCGCAAACTCGACCCGCTGGCCATCTACGCCGATGGCAAGGAAGACGGCAGGCACCGCGCCACCGCCGCCAAGGAACTCGGGATGGCTACGATCCCGGTCCTCGACTTCCGGGCAAACAAGCCGGAACCCAAAGGCAATGACTTCTCCATCGGTTCCCGCGCCAGCGCAGTTTCGACTGATACTCCCTCCATTCGCGCCAGCAACGCCACGATTACCGGACCTGCAAACTACAGCATCGGAGCATTCCACGGCACCCCGCACAAGGTGGACAAATTCAGCACCGAGAAGATCGGCACCGGCGAAGGAGCGCAGGCTTATGGGTGGGGGCTGTATTTTGCACAAGCAAAAGCGGTTGGAGAAGGATACCGAGATCAACTCGGCGGCATTCGGTTGATGACCGCAGACGGGCAGATGGCAGACAACATTGTGTCTACGCCGGGGGCGAAAAAAATACTCAAAGAAGCTCGGGCTTTTTGGAAGCAAACAAAATCGCTGGATGGTTTTGTAAAACAATTGGAGTCATCAAAATCCCAATCAAAGGTTTGGGCAGCGCAAGGCGATAATGTCGAATCCAACTCGCAATATGTAAAAGATGTAGACGAGGTTTTGTCAGCAATTAAAGACACAACCCCAACCCCAACAGGCAACCTCTACAGCGTCGAACTCGATGTTGACGATGCCGACCTGCTCGATTGGGACAAGCCGCTCTCCGACCAAAGTCCAAAGGTGCATGCAGCATTGCAATCAATCTCCGGCAATTGGTTGTGGCAGGACGCAATTTCTGGGAAAAGTGGGGAGCAGGTTGGCGGGGCATTATACAGCACACTTCGCGCCACATTTCCCGATGCGGAGTTTTCACGCGATGGCGTTGACGCTTCAAAGAAAGCCTCCGAAGCCCTCCTCGCCGCAGGCATCCCCGGCATCCGCTACCTCGACGGCGGTAGCCGCTCGGTCAATGCTACAGACGACCGGCTTTTAGAACTTGCCGAGAAAAACAACGGCAACAAGGAAGCCGCTGTCGATGAGTTCATGCGAAGTGTCTATGACACACCAAAGGCCAAGGAGAAAATGCGAAGCGACCTTCTTCGCAACTTTCCAGAACGCACCTCCAACTATGTCGTCTTCGACGAGAACCTCATCAAGATCACCGAGGAGAACGGCAACCGCATCCCCGCATCGGAAGCTCTCGCCGCGCCAGCTACCGGCGCAACCAACTACAGCATTGGGAAAAAGGACAAAGAAGTTGTCGTTAATCCAGACGAGACAACAGAACCCGGCACCCCTGCTCCAGATACTGGTATTGAAATCCTTGATCCAGATCAAGAAGGAGAGGATATTCCGTGGGGGCCGACCAATTACTCAATTGGCCCAAGATCATTGCCGGAAGTTTTTCCGACAATAGACAAAAAACTTTTCAACAAGATCAAGAAGGAGACATCGACAATTGCGGCAATCCACATCGACCGCATGAAGGTCGGTGAGCTTATGGGGATACCATTGCAAGGCGGAATGTTTTACCCGTCCATTGTTGAGAATTTAAAAGCCGGAGTGGTGTGGGCGTTTAATGCTCCAAATGTGGCAAGGACGGTCGCCCGACGAGCTGCCGCCAATGGTGGATATGTGAAATTAGTCCTCATGCAAGAGGGTAATGTTATTGGTAACAAAACATTTACTCATGTATGGTTTGCAAGCCTTGAGCAAAACATTTCAAGCGGAGCGATCACAAAAGCAACCGCACTTGGAGAACTTAATCGTGTGCGTGAGTTGTTTTCTAATCATTCAGATTCAAAACTTTCAACTGGTCACAAGAAAAAATGGAAGTCTTTAGAAGAAGCCAAAAACGCGATTATTTCTTTGCCGCAACAAAAACGCGCATCGACATATTTTAAAAAAACGAAGGTCGAAACAAAAGGCGAAGGTGTAAAAATCGCCTACCAGCAATTGCTTTCCAAGAAAAACACAAAACTTGGAATGCCAGACCCAATCACTCTGGTTGAGCAAATGGAAGAACCGGCATTCAAAGGAATGCCAACCGGGGCGATTGTTGGAATAATAAAAATCGATCCAATTAAAGATAGTGATCCTATTTTAACCGGCCAACAAGCAGGGGTTCCAACACACTTGTCCTACGACTATGTTTTGAAAGGGAAGCCTGTTGCCAAGATGAAAAAAATCACCGTCTTGGATGAGGCTTTTCCAGAAACAAAAAATCAAATACTGACGCAACAGCACACCGATTTCCCTCTTGCGGGTGCAATCAACTACTCCATCGCCTCGCAGCGCGAGATCGACCGAGTAAACGCCGCGCTCGGCGGCATGAACCGAGGCCCGGACGAGCGGCTCAAAGTCTACGAGAGGGCCAAGCAAAAATTCTCCAAGCTCATGTCTTGGAATTCCGATGAACTCGGAGCGATGGCCGACACCGGCTCCGACGAGACGCAAATCCGCCGCAACCAATTGCTCCAAGGATTCGGCGAACTCGACGCGATCCTTCAAGTCCTCCCGCCCGAAGTGCGTGGGCGCGTGGGCGGCTACACCGTCCTCGCCAACATCGCTCCGATGGATGTCTTCAAGGACGGAGTGAAAGTCTCCGAAGCCAAAAACATGGACGGCGCGATCATCAGCGCATGGATGAAGGAAGGCCAAAACATCGGCCAAGCAGGCAAGCAGGTCTCGCT